CCCTTGGAGGCATACGCCCAGAAGGCATTACGATACTCTAATTCTCTATCCACTGTTACTGTCTCCTTTCTTACTTCGGAAGCCTTGAAGGCCTTGGCGGCTTCGGCTCCTCTTGTCTCTGCCCCTTCGGGGGCTGCTGCTCTTTCCTCGGCCTCTGTGATCATGGCCCGGACTTCCTCGATCTCCTCATCGACCTCTTTGATCTGGGCTGTGAGTGATCTGACTTCTTCGGCGCTCTGGCTGGCTTCGGCCTTGGTGACCATTTCGGCTCTGCGGGCTTCTAACTTAGCCAGGCGCTCCTGTGCCTTTTTAAGCATTTCTTTTTCCTCCTTGTAGGATTAGTGAGAGCTTTGCCTTCGCAAGCTCTAATTCTTTGGCAGCCTCCGCTGCACTATGTTCTTCGGTCCTGGCTGTCTCCACTGCCTTGCGGGCTGTCTCCACAGTTTCCGCGCACCGAGCATAGATCGTTGTTTGGTCATAGGCGGGGAAGGCGCAAACAGACACCTCCACGACTGACCGTATTTTCGTGATTCTTCTAAGCGGGTAGTCGCTATCTAAACGCTCCCACTTGTCCTCCGCTACGGCAAACATGAAGGACATCCCCGTAATGTCGTTTCTCGAGATCGCGCTGTATAAGTCTTTCGCCTTCGGGCTGTTTGCGATGTCAAGATCGGCCTCCATGTCTAACCCCTGTCCGGGGTTGATCGTCAACCGCATCGTTGACAGGGGATTGTTCCGGCGGCTCCGTGCATATACGTAGCCGGTATCATGGTTTAAACATAGCCGCACATCGGAGAGGTCGGCACCGTCAAGCGCTCCGTCTTCGATGATCTCCTCGAAATATCCGCCGATATCGGTTGACTGGCCGAAAACGATAGGCCGCCCGAAGATCTTCCCTTTCTGGCCTTCTTCGCTTCGAAGCTCGCAAACAATTTGGCGCTGTTCCAGTTCTTTTTTCATAAATTGACCTCTCTTATTTTTGAAATAAATGATTACTCTTCGGGCCATGTAGCTGCCCGGTTCTCCGCTTACGCGGGTGGTCCACATCGCCAATGTTATCGACAGGTTTTAATGGCTCCGACTTTCCATGCCCTCAGGAATGTTTACTCGGCCTCGCAGTGTCCGGGACTTGTGGAGCATCCCGAAGTGCCTGTATATTATGTCGTAACGTAGCGGTTATCCGGTAGTATCTTTCGACTTGCCGGACTCGCTTAGGCTAATCAATCGGGCTTACGGATCTCTCCGCAAGCCCACGGTCTTTAGGCCGTGGGTTATTGACCTTGTCTCCTTTCTGCTCTTGGTTACATGTCCACAGCTCCTGTGGCATTAGGGGGAAGGCTTTCCCCCTCTGGCCGGCCTAAAGGCCGTCCATTCACCCTCTTCGCAAGGGCTTTAAAGAGAGCGAAGCGCCGATGCTCCAGCCCCGGTAGCTGGCCGCGAAGTTCACGCTCCGGTACCACCGGCCGGCAGTCCGGCCGGTGCTGGAGGCGCCGCCGCACAAAAGATATCTCGTGTCGGTTTTCTGGTAAAAATAATCGCAATAATGTGTCGTCATTGATGCGCCGAGAGTTGCGGGAACAATTCCGACTGAGCCATATTCCATTGTTTTTACATATCCGTTGGGCTGTGGAAGTTGCGGCCCAATCAGATAGCCGGAGCCGTTCTGGTTGTATGCTGTTGCCGTTGTACCGTCTGCCGTTCCGTATGTCCATTTGATCCGGCTTTCAACATCGTTCACGGTTATAAATCCGGCCACTCTGTGCCAGGCAAGCCCCCAGAAGTTTTCCATCCCGAATGTTTTCACCGGACCCGTTCCTGTGTTCGTTCCGTAAAACATTCCGGCGTTGTCCAGCGTTCCGGTTACGTAGGCCTCTTTCGCTGTCTGTCCTCCTGTGTCAACACCACGACCGAAAACCTCACTGTCTAACGATTTTGAGATTAAAGTCAAGAGCATACAGATGAGCGTATAATCGCTGTATGTTTCGGTGTACCATTCCACATCTGCGGTGGTGTTGTTCGCCGTTGCCATTTCCACCTCTTCGGTCACGGTCGTGTTTCCGTTTCCGTTTTCCTGCGTGAGCGCAACGCCTGACAGGGATCTGAGTTTCGCTGTTCCCGTCCCTTGATAGATGGCGGTATAAAAATGGTCAATGATTTCATTCTTACTGTTGACATTTGACCAGCAGTGATAATTCTCATCGGCCTGTTCGTTGGAGATATAGACGTCCGCCTCTCCTTCAGATTCGCCGGGTACGATCTTGAACCAGATCAGCGGCCATTCCATCATGGTGTTCCCGCCGTAATTTTCGTCGGTCACATCCGATGCGGTGCCGTCCTCTTTTTTGCTGTAATCGTCGGGGTCAAGATAGTAATCGACAGTTCCGTCATATTTGACCATGCACGGCTTGGGCATGAAAAACGCCTTTTTCCAGCTTCCCCAGTTGAATTTATTTCTTGAGAAATCCATGCCGCAAGGCGTCATCCCTTTGGCATCTTCCAGATAGGTGATGCACGCGGTTGGATCGCTAATCGCCGGGTTGACATGATAGCCATAAATGACAGTCTTGCTTCTTCCGGCCATCTTTTGGGCGAATAGTCTTGTGTAGTGATCGGACGCTCCACCGATTCCGATCTTCGTGGCCTGTAATGCCTCTCTAAAATCCATCAGCGCTCCTCCGTCTTTTCGATTTCTCCGCCCTTTTCGTCAATCTCTAGATCGGTGATGGGGCTGACTTCCGGCTCAATCACCGCTGCCTTTGCCAGCCCTCTGGTGTTCTGTACGCTCGGCGACACCTCATTCTCTCCTTCCGGCGTGGAAACATTATGCCAGGAGCCATCAGAACCCATACAGTAAAATTCCCCTGTGGAGATCACCAAGCAGAGAGAACCAGCGGCTACAGCGTCGCCGTCGATCTCTTCATCCAGATCGGTGGTTGCGTCTGCCACATAATCGCCGAAAACTTCCAGACCGTCCGCGCCTGTCACTGTCACCCTCTTGTTGGGATTAGTAAAAAATGCCATTTAGATTTCCTCCTTTTCTTCATCCACCACATCAACGGTGGCACTTTTTCCGATTTGGTACTGGGCGGCGTTTGCTGCGTCGACCCAGTTTAAGCTCATGTACCGCTTGCCTTCCAGTTCCGGGATAGGCCGCAAGCCCAAAGCAACACGCTTTTCGTTTTCATACATCGCGCCGGTCGGGGCTAAAATGTTGATCATTTCGAGCGTCTGCTGTGTGCTCATAAAGATCAAATCCTTGGGGTAAAATTTGATCTGATTTCCAAAGGCCCTCTCCCTGGGTGTAAAAAGCTTTTTCGTGAATGCCTGTGAAAACGACACGATCAGCGGCTCCAGCGTCTTCTGGTAGAAGGCCGCCAGCTGTTCGGTGGTAAAGTCTCCTGTCAGGATCGGGATCGGCACGCCGAAATTTCTCAGGATTTTCTCGTCCAAGAACTTCGCCATGTTCGCATCCACGATGGAGCTTGTATGGGGCAGCGGCGTAAATTCGCTTTTGAGGTCGATCGGCAGGAAGCCGCTTTCATTGTTCGCCAGCTTCTTTTCCAGCTCTGCCAGCGCTGCCTCCGTTTTTCCATCGTCCATCAGCGTGTTATACTTAATCACTCCGTTGATGGCGTAGGAGGCTTTCATGGCCTTGGCTACTCCCTCTAACATTTGCTTGTTAAGGTCGAGGGTTTTCAGCAGCGCCGAGTGATCCGGCTGTCCGCTACGGTCACCGCCCATGTACTGGTTGATTGAGTAATTGTATTTGATGTGGATCACATCGCTATATCTCAGCGTTGTCTGGTAGCCGGTCCCGAAGGTAAAGCGGACATAAAGATCATCCGCTCCGTCCTCCAGAAAATCCACCTGCTCCGGCTGGATCGGGTAAAGGCTTTTGTAGGTTCGCCGCTCGGCTCCGGTCTTTTCGTCGGTCCATGTCTGGTAGGTCGGGATGAGAAAAGCGTTATAATTCATCAGCAGAAGCCAGCACGTTTTTTCGATCATCTCCGAAGAGGTCATGATCGGGTTCGGTTCCGTCAGAATGTCCTGAATGGACCCTTTTACCGGGACCGGATCGCCGTTTTCCATCGTTCGGACGTGCATGGGCTTAAGCTTTTTCATTTCATCCACTATGCACTTTAACGCCTGAACAACGACATCCGACGCATAGATATTCGTGCCAAATTGCGTATAGACCGGGCTAAATCCGTTTAGCGTCGGAGCCCATTTCGCGTCCTTCGGCGTTCTCTTAAATAGCTTGTCAAAAATTCCCACGGTTTAACCTCCCGCCAGTTTTTTCATGTCGCTCCTGTACCGTCGGAGCATTTCATAAAGATTTATCAGGACCACAGCCCCATCAATTTTCTTTGCGTTTTCTGTCTTTACACATAGCGCCTGCCGGTGATCATCAACCTTTATGCACGCATTTTCTAAACACCACCGCATGACAGGGTTTTTGGTGTAATTGATCACCCGGCTTTTGAAATCGGCTTCCGCAAGATACATCGCGGAGCTTAGGCTTTGCGCGTTCTGGATGATCAGCTCCAAATCGCCGTATTTTTTGGTCCAGCCGTACTCCTCCATAGCCGAAAGCCAATCTTTTGAAAAGCGTTGGTCATATCCGCATTTGTAAAGCTTGATGCCATGCTCTTTCTGTAAACGATAAAACCACGCGGCAACATCTGCCAAATCTGTCTCGTTTCCGTCAGATATGGTGATATAGCCGGCCTTGGCCCACTCTTTATACTTTGCCCCGGCGTGGTGGTCGTCGTTTTCCAGCGTCAGCTTGCTTTCGGGGATCCAGTAATGAGAAAAGATATATTTCGTTTTCCCGTCCTTCCCGATGAGCAGAACCGCCGCACATGTTAAGTCTGTCGTTTCCGCAAGATCGACATGGCCGAGAGCAAAGCAGCCCTTGAAATCGTCCAGGGCGACATCCTCCACCTCGTAGGTATAATCCTCAATGGCCAGCCAGCTCTCCGCGCCTCCCGCCTGCTTGAAGTTAAAATCCTTGGAGAGGACGAAAATCCGGTCCGCCTTGGATCGCCTGGCAAGCTCGACCTGTTCCCTTAGGTAGCTCTCTTTTTTGATCACTCCAAGAGATGGGTTACTCTTTAGCCACGACTTCGGGTCCCGGAAGATTTCGGCCTCGCTGTCCTGTGTGTACAGCCAGGGAAGGAAACGCTCATCCGCTTCACTGTCTTTTTCTTTGTTGATGATGGCCCTTGCTCTTTTCAGCTCGTCATCCAGATAGCCACCGATGACGAAGCCCTCCGTTGTGATCTCGATCAGCTTGGGCTCATCTTTTACGGACTGGCTTTGCTCGATACTCTTGGCGATCACGCCCTCTGTCATTTCGTGGACCTCGTCCAGGATGCAAAAATCAATGTTGCGGCCTTCCTTGTTCCGTGTCCTGTCGCTGATCTTGCTGATCTTCGTGTTGGTCTCTTTGTTCAGGATGTATCGCTGATTTTTCTTTGTGTCCAGGTCTTCGGGATCATACATCCGGCGCATGGTGTCGATAGCGTCATAGACAAGGCTTGCCTGCGCGTCATCGTTTGAGCTGCATATAATATCCGCTCCCGCTTTGCCAACGATAAACTCGGCGTTTGCTATCGCGGAACATGTCTCACTTTTTGAATTTTTCCTACTAAGCAGAAGTATGACACGCTTGAACCGGTCAAGATGCCGCCCGTCCTTGATTTCGTCGATCATCTTGAAAG